AAGATACCATCTTCGCGGATAGCATAACTGATGATTTCGATCTCGAACGTGCTATGTTACTTAAAGAAATCGCACACAAGATATGAAAGCATATCGTAACACACCACAGGGATTTAACATAGCGTTTCCAAACGGCATGACCGTTTGCGTAACGTGGTATCGAAAGACCACAAGCGATGGTGGACAAACTAACGCAGAGGTAATTGTATGGGATAAAGATAACGTACGATACGAATACGAAGATAGATTGTGGCGTGAAGGTGAAGGTTTAGATGAACACACGCTACCATCTATGGTCGAATGGAAAGGAATTAACTGCTACGTTAAACCACGTGAGCTAGTAGAAATTCTTGATGCAGCAGAAAATTACGATACAGAAACATGAACAATAACGAACGAGAACTATGGGTACGTAACGACGAAGGACTGTACGCTATGTGGCAGGATAGTATGCTATCAATGCGTATGTTCCTTACAAAGAATCGTACGACAATCGACAATTACATAGCATACATACTTAAATCATGAAACAAGCATTCACACAAAGCGAATTCGGTAACGGATTCACAATACTCTTCGCTAACAAATGGAGTGTTAGCGTACAATGGTCGGAGCATCACAAGTGCGACGGCGGAATTAGAACAGCGGAAGTTGCTGTGCTAGATCCAGACGGTATGTTCTGGACTATCGTAGACGATGAACTAAAGTTAACAGGTGACGTAATGCCATACACTACGTCAGAGGAGTTAGTAAACATAATAAATAAAGTATCATGAGCACAGCAATATCAAGTAACGCAGCTCGCGCTTTCGTACAAGGCAAGCGCTTCAGTAGGTCTAACACCAACGTTAGACGGAACATCGACGGTAGCGTAGAGATGCGACTATGGGATAACCTTATCGCACGACATACCGTAGAGGACGGAACACAAGTAACAATGGCAGGATGGGGTACAGCTACCACACGTGCAAGACTTAACGCTATCATAGACGAGTTAGGTATGCGCGCAGGTTTCTGGCAACACAAAGGCGATCAGTTTTATGGTACGCACAACTCGGTAGTTAGTGGAGATGCTTGTAGCGTCTGCAACCGTATCATATCAACCACAGAATGGGTACAAATAGCACGATGACATACAAAAAACATCAGATACACAACGGTTACAACGATCCACTAATACGTTTCATATTGCGTAGGTGTGGAGTTCAGCGTATACACACAGGATGGTATACGATACTATACAACGGCGCAAAGTTAGAAGATAGCACGTTTGCGTTTGCGTCGCGTAACAAACAAGGAAAATGTAATCACTACAAAAGATGCCAGACTTAGATATAACTAGTGACTTCTATCACAACTTCTTTCGTCAGTATCCACTAGACAACAGTTTGCGTAGGATACCTGTCACATATGCGAGAACTGACATAGCATTATTAGCTCCACGCACACACGCAGGGCAACCGTACAACGAGCGCACAGTTATCTTCACGGATAATAATGCGTACGTTAAGGTTAAAAAACAAGAAGGCTGGGAAGCTATGCTAAAAGATCATTATGATGCACGTGTAGCGAGTGACAAAGGCCCACCGCGCACGGATAATAGTTGGGTACGTAAAATAGTCGAACCTATCTACGCTAAGATGCGTCGGAGTCGTAAGAAATACTGATGACTACGCCTACTGAAATGAAAAGGTTAACAAAACGACTTGCTGCTTACAGTACAGTTGATTCCTGTATGCGTAAGTTAACGCAAGATGCTATAACATTATCATTTCGTAACGAACCTGTATTAATTACAGGTGATACAGGTACAGGCAAGGAGGTAATAGCTACAATACTACACGGCACACGTGTAGATAACATCACAACAGTTAACACAACAGCCGTCACGGATACGCTATTCGAGAGCGAGTTATTCGGTCACGTTAAAGGATCATTCACCGGCGCTTACTGCGATAGAGAAGGTTTAGTAGCAAGCGCCGGTGATGGTACGTTATTCCTCGATGAGATAGGTGATATGCCTGTTACATTACAAGCAAAAATACTCCGACTCATACAGTTCGGTACGTATCGTAACGTCGGTGGCGACAAACTGCTCACAGCAAAATGCCGTATCATAGCGGCAACGTGTAAGAATGTACCACAGTTAATAGAAGATAAGCTGTTCCGTGAGGATCTTTACTATCGTCTATCAACATTTAGGCTACACCTTACACCATTACGCGACAGACGGCACGACATACACCATTACTTAGCAAACCATAAGTTATGGTTTGACATGACAGAGAGTAAACGTAAACATTTCGCAGAGTACGCTGACAACGAACCAATTCACGGTAATTACCGTGAGTTAGAACAAATCATGCTACGATATGAAGTTTTAGAAAAAATGCCTGAGTTAACTTACGCTCTAAAAAATAAAATTTTAGAAGTTAACTGACTTGGCACGGATCTTGCTTTATATATAGTATCTGGCCCCAACTAGGGGGTTTAGAAGTTAAGTAGAACCCTAGCATAAAAGTAGAACATAAGATATGGCACAACATATTGAACAAACATATAAGGACGGAGACTGGAAGGGATTCAAGTTTACCGTGAAGCAATTCGATAGCACAGTAGAGGCTGTCGAAGGTCTGGGCGAGGATAACGTACTCGCGCTCGTTAACCAACAGGTTGCATCTCGCATACGTTCTAAAGTTAAGAACGGTTTGCCGAAAGGTCTTAGCGGAGATGATCTCGCTAACGCACAGCAGCGTTTGTTAGATAAGCACACCGATGGTGTGTTGTTTAACGCTGACGATGCTAACGGATGGCGACCTGACCAACGTACCGAAACGCCTACTGCCCTGTTCAAACAGGCGAAGGAAGCGTTCAAGGCTGGCGATACTGCCAAGGGTGCGGAACTGCTGACTCGTATGCAAGAGCTTCTCGAAGCTTCGTAAACGATAAGCATATCGTAGAGAGGGACGGCCAGTAAAAGCTGTCCCTCTCTTTTACTCATAACTGCTAACAAGATATTTTTATATGGATGATATTATAGATATTGTTGTAGGGAAATTAAAGAAACCACAAAATTTAGCTGCACCAAAGCACCACCGCTCATCGTACACAAAAGATACAGCCGCAATGGTACAGCCTATCATGGACAAACTGTTAGGCGACGGCGCAGATGTATTCGTACCAGCAGCTAACACAGGTTATAGTGCAAACACTTTATACGGTAAGTTAAACGATGGCTTGCTATGGTTAATGCACAACACAGCGGAAAAGGATAAGAACGAAGCGTATCGTATGTTACGTACGCAAGTCTCCATGCGCAAAATGGACGACGGCGTTTTGATATATTTTAAAGCTGCCGTGCGTGACATCAAGCGTACGCCAAGTAAACCGGCGCTTGAAGGTGTGTCAGCCGATAGCGTAAAGTGGCGGCATGACTTACTCTCGTGGCTGCAACGTTCACAAGAAGGTGAGATGTTCAAGGCAGACGTTACGACAGACGACGACGATCAGCGTTGGGTATACGATAACATAGCCATACATGCACCTAGCGCAGAAGTTATCTTCAGCGACGACAACATTAAACTCATACGCTAATGACAATAGAAACACTACTCGAATGTGAAGTTAGCGTACTGGAGAAGATGACCGACGATGAGTTGCTCACACACTTCCAACCATACCTTGTCGTATGTCAACCACCTGTTGACGAGCGTAAGACAAAGGTAGTTAAAATAAAACGTAAGTCTGCAAAGGTTTCGTCCAGCGTCAAGCGTACGCTAGAGGAACAGATGAAGGAGCTAGCTGACTTACATAGCATAGACTTAGACGCGGAGAAAGCGCGGAACTTACTACCACCAAACTTACGATGATTACTTTAGATAAAACAACAGACGGACGTTACATAGTTAAGATAGATGCATCGTTGTACACACAGTCAGCTTGCCCACGCAGGATGTGGTACATGGGCGGACGAGGCTTACGTTATGACGGTAAGTCACACAAGATGGAGTATGGTACAGCGTTTCATAAAGCGTTGCAGGAATACTACACCACGTACAACACAACGAAAGCTGTTGCCGTCGCCGTGGAGCACTACACGCAACCTGACATACACATACCAGACAATGACTTCCGTGACGTAGGACATCTCATTGCTACATTACATCAATACTTCAAGGAGTATGAGACTATTGATGGCCTAAGACCTGTAGTAGTTGACGGCGAGCCGTTACTTGAGCAGCGGTTTGCTGTACCGTACTTCACCGACGGCAACCTACTAGACATAGTATTGTGTGGCACGGTGGATATGATAGGTACGTTCAACGGCATTAACGTAATCGTTGACCACAAGACAACCGCGCTTATGCAAGTGGAGAAGTACCTCGACTCATACCAGAACTCACCACAAATGATGTTCTACAGTATGATATATAAGCAACTGTTTCCTGACGAAGACCGTGGTGTAGTTATCAACGGCATCTTCCTGTCACGTACAGGTAAGAATAAGTTCCAGCGATCTACGATAATCACATTCCCCAATCACGTACTGGATGAGTTCGCCGCGCATTTGCATAACATAGTCACCGACTTCGCCAACAGTTTATACGCTGTGATAGCAGACGGCAAAGATCCAGAGCAGGAGTTCCTACCAAACTTCAACTGCTGTCAGACAAAGTTTGGCGAATGTAACTTCTCACCTGTGTGTACTACGCCACGGCAAGATGATAGAGAGACTCTCGTTACGTCGTTGTTCACCACAACTAACACATACGATCCACTAAAATTCCAAGCATGACAGACCAAGAAATACGCGACGCAGCTTTACGTAAGTTTAAAATACTTGCACCGCGCAAGTTCAACGCTGGCATAGCAGAACACAATCCCGACGGTACAAAAGGAATGTGGCTTATGACTCCAGAGCAACTTGTAGATAGCGCGGAGGAAGAAGTAATAGATCTTTGGCACTACATACAAGTGCTTAAAGCAAAAATAAAAGAGCAAGACGCTCTCATACTACAACTGAAACGAACAATAGCAAAACAAACATGAATGACGAACAAGACATATTAGCTTTATCTAAAGCTATAATAGAGATAAGTCAAGACAACCCAACCAGAATCATACACGCTATAGACGGTGTGAGTGAAAGCATAGAAAAACTTAACTCAACTTTAGCGGAACAGCTAAGACAAGTTAAAGTTGAGTTAGATATTATTTCTAGCACCATGCGATAACGAACAATAGCAAAACAAGAACAATGAGTAAAGCAATAATAGGTATCGTAGGTAGTAGTGGCACAGGTAAGTCTACCTCGCTACGCAACCTGCCAACCAACACAACACACATAATAGATCTTGAGCGTAAGGGTATGCCCTTCCCCAAGAAGTTCCCACACACATCATTCTGCGCTAGCGTTAAAGAGTTTAACGATGCGTTAAGCGTAGCACTAGCAGACGAAAGCTGCGAAGTGATAGTCATTGAGTCGTTCACAAAGTACGTTGAGATACTACATACGTTATCTGATAGGTCTTTCAAGGGCTTTGATATATGGAACTACTACAATAAAGAGATCCGTACTATGCTAGATAAAGTTAAGAACGATCACGCTGTCGTGATATTCACGGCGATTGACGAGATCGTGGAACTAGCGCAGCCCAGCGGCGAAGCATTTAACGTGCGCCGCATCAAGGTGCAAGGTAAGCAACACGCTGGTTGTATAGAGAAGGAACTCCTTATGGTACTGTTCACGGAAGTTAAACGTGACAAAGAAGGTAACACACGCTACACGTTCCAGACGAACAGCGACGGTATCACATCCGCGAAAACCCCGATGGGTATGTTCGATAAAATGTACATAGACAACGACGTTAATGAAGTCATAGAGAAAGCTAAGAAATATTATGCCTGATCAAACACATAACATAGACTGGAGTAAGTTTGTTGATGAGAAGTTTGCTATGCTAAAAGATACAGCAAAGCAACAGTATAACAACGTTGATGAAATGTCAGTAACGCTATCAGAGATAATCGAAACCGCTGAGGAGCTTCAGAATGATATAAGTGATCTGCAAAATGACGTAGATGAAAACTATATCGTACGACCGAAGTGGCCAGAATACTTTGGCATCGCCGAACTCACCGACATACTCATTACTACATTACCCACACCTAACTACGGTAAACAAGAAGACTCTCTGCGACAGTTGCATGAGCTACGCCAAATGTGTGCTCATGCAAACATCGTGGGCTTAGACGACCTAATAAAATACATAAAGCAATGACGAAAAGTAAAGAAGAAAAAGAATACGATAACATGGTTATCGGCGTGGCAACAGCTACGTATAAGCAAGCGCAGCTTATAGCAAACAAGTTGGATATTAGTAAGCAGGATTCGTTTCTGTTACTACAAACCATTACGATAGAGAAGCTCACGTATCTTATGGCACAGATGCTCGAAGGAATTTCCTCCGCAAACAATAGGAGTGCGGTTACGGAGGAACATACAAACAAAGACACTCCCCACATAGTAACATAACATAACATAATGGCAATCATCAACTTAGATGAAATCGCAGATAGCGTAAGACCCTATCTAAAGAAGGACACGTACACAGCACGAATTCTTAGTGCTGAGTTTACGCAAAGCAAGGCCGGTGCGCCTATGGTAGTGATGCAATGGGAGCTAGCTGCTCCTGAGTCAATCGAAGATGGCATGAGTGGTAAGACCGTACGAATTGCAGGTTTGCAGTTCCGCGACTACCTATCGTTTAGTGAGAAGGCTAAGGAGTTTACGTTTCGGCGTATCAAAGCCCTGCACAAAGCGTTAGAACTCACGCCAGAGTTTGATGACGAAGATCCTGACGTAGATCAGTACGCTGGTTTAGCTGCTGACGTTACGATAGAGACTGAGCAGCAAGCGCAGACGAACGATGATAGTTCGCCTGTCCTTGACAACAACGGCGATCCTGTAATGAACAATAATTACAGGCTCAAACGTGTGCTTCGTTTGAATAACGACCACACGCTGTAACACACACTTGTAGTATAGCGGTACACGGCAGCTATTAAGACGCTGCGCAGTTCATTGATCGCCGCTATACTACGTTTAATTTATGTTGTAGCACATGGGTACAAGATTGCTATTAAGATGCAACTGGGTTCAGGCTGCTATCATGACGGCCTCATGTAACGTTTTATGGTTGACGTTACATGGCATTACCTGAGTTGATCGCCTGTGTGCTACAACATAAATTAGACTCATGCCTTTAACCATACAACATACATCCGCACAGCTACCGTACAAGGGGTTAACAGTAATACTAGGTAAGCCATCGCGCTTCGACCGCGCCCAGTTACTTAGTGGATACGCAGGGCAGTTATTCTACAACGCCCTTAATCCTATACCACGGCAAACTATCGACGTTACACTCGCCGATAGCGTAAACCAATACCCCATACGCGAGGGTACTAAAGTCGTGCTGCTACTAGGGCAGAAGGCGTTAGACTTATTTAAGTCTGGCGTTACGTTAGATGAACAACGCGGTTGCCCGTTCATCATCGACGGCATAACGTACGTATGTTCGTACGAACCGCAAGAATCTGTTGATCGTATGGCATACTTCAATCCTAACGATGCGGATAACGTAGGCGCAGAGAATGACAAGGGCCGACACGGTAGAACACGACGGCCCAATCGTAAGTTCTGGCTGTCACGTGACGTTAAGAAAGCCGTAGGATACTTGACCATCCCGCCAGCAGTTACGAAGGCCAAGCATATCTTGTGGCCACGCGCCGATGACGTAATCGCGGTACTACAAACACGTAAGAACGAGACTATGTACTTTGACATAGAAACAAACCGTTCATTAGAGTTAACGTGCTTCGGATTTTCGTTTGACGACAAAGAAGCGTGGTGTGTACCTATGGTAATATCGCCGTTCGCCGGTTACTACTATGAGGATACGCCACATATCCTACGTGCACTAGCTGTAGCCATGCGTGACAATGAGGTGGTCATACACAATGCGCTGTTCGATCTCTTCGTCCTAGCGTACAAGTATGGCATCCCCGCACCGCGTAAGGTGTATGATACAATGCTCGCGCATCACAGGTTATTCCCTGAGGTAGAGAAATCCCTCGGCCATTGTCTTGCACTATACACAGATCAACCGTATCATAAAAACGAGGGCGTGTTCGATCCCAAGAACCACGATCAACGTGAGAGTCTGTACGAATACAACGCTAAAGATGTTATCTCTATGGCGTTACTCAAGCCTCAAATAGATGCAACAGCCGCAAACTTCAAGGCAACTGATAGCGTACGTCAAGTTAACGAAAGTGTTGTGCCATATCTCACGGCCATGCTACAAGGGATTAAGTATGACGTAGAGAAACTCAACAATATCATAAAACATAACGATAGGTATCAGAATGAACTGTTGCGTTTCCTGCGCTTGCTAACAGGCAACGACCTTAATCCTAACAGCCCAAAGCAAGTATCAACATACTTGTACAATCGCCTCGGCTACAAGAAGCCGTCGAAAGATGTAACGTCCGAGAAGAACTTACTACAGATTAGGTTAAAGTACCCTAACAACCCTATCCCTACAATCATACTACGTTACCGCGCTTACGCAAAAGAAAGTGGGCAGCTAAAGTTTCCGCCGTGGAAAGGTGATCGCATAACAACATCGTACAACCTAGCGGGAACAACGTCGTACCGGCTAGCATCTCGGCGCTTGCTTGGCGAGTGGGGTACTAACGTACAGAATTTCCCGAAGAAACTACGTAAGCTGTTCGTACCAGACGAGGGTAAAGTATTCGTGCAAGCCGATCAGTCAGGCGCGGAGGCACTCGTCGTAGCGTATTTATGCACCGCAGGAAATTTCCGACGCTTGTTCGACCACGGCGTTAAGTCACACGTTTACGTGGCATTGCGGTTATTTGCAGAAGTTTGGGAGGCGCGTCTCGGTGAATCTATTAAACCGTACACAGATGTAGACGTAGCAGATCTCGTCCAGAAGCCACGGTGGAAAGAACTACGCGACATTATAGCATCCTCCGATACGTGGCCAGCCGCTGAACGCTACTATTTCATGGCCAAGATGGTATGCCACGCATCCAACTACGGTATGAAAGCGCCGACGTTCCGTGTGAACGTGCTGCAGAAGTCGCATGGCGCGGTTAACCTCACAAACAAACAAGCTACATACTTCCTCGAAACATACCACGCATTATTCCCTGAGATACGTAAGTGGCATAGAGATACGATAGAGAAGTTAAAGAAGGAACGTATGCTACGCAACCTCTTCGGCTACCCTCGGATGTTTACGCAGACTGTAGAGCCGTCTATGTTCAAGGAAGCATACGCATTCGTACCACAATCTACCGTAGGTACGATAACAAACATGGCGTTCACCGACTTGTATCACAACGAACGTATCATAGAGTTGGGTGCGGATGTGATACAGAATAATCACGATAGCGTTTTACTGCAATGTAAGCCAGAGGTTGCGGAGGAGGTTTGTGCGCTAGCGTGTGAAGCACTTAACCGCGAGATGATCTCACCATATGGTGAGAAGTTTAAGATGCGCTCCGAAGCGTGTGTTGGTAATAACTGGGGAGAGATGGACTAAAAATGGAAACAAACCTTGAGCGATGGCGTTACTTTTTAAAAGATATGGAATCCCCAGAACTGTTTATCGACTGGGGATTTTATAGTATGATAGCAACAGCACTACAACGCCGCGTGTGGCTGTATCCTGACACGTTCACGCTGTATCCTAACCTATTCGTCATACTCATCGGCCCACCTGCTGCTGGCAAGTCTCGTATCATATCGCAGATCAACGAGTTCATACGAAACCCAAAGCTCATTCGTAAAGTGCCAGGGAAAAAGAAAAACAAAGTTGAGATACAACCCTTCTATCCGTTGAGCGCGGATACGATAACACAGGAGGCACTCATACAATACATCGTGCGCGAGTGCGGTAGGGATTTCTTTTACCAGAACGAAGGTAAACGTGTACGTGCCTCGCACTTTTCCGTAGGCTTCATGATCGAAGAACTCGGTGTGCTGTTGCGTAAGAACTGCGAGAACATTGTTAATATGCTTAACCAACTTTACGATAGCCGTGACTTCACATACAAGACTAAGCACCAAGGCACAGATGCAATTAAGAATGTATGCGTGAACATCGTAGCTGGCACAACGCCAGCGTTCATTCGCACAGCATTCAACGCCGAGATCATATCGCAGGGCTTTACGTCACGTGTTATCATGGTGTACGGTGACGGGCCTAGATTCCTACGGCAATTTCCTGGCGTATCAGATGAGCAGAAAACGGCGAAGGAAAAGGTCGTAGATCACCTAGCTAAACTACAGAAAGTCAATGGCCCTGTTGCGCTATCCGACGAGTGTGAGGCGTTCCATAAAGAAGTTTACGAGAGCGGTCAGTTAACACAGCAGCGCGTTAACATGGATCACCGACTCGATACATATTACGGACGTAAGAACGTACACTTACTAAAGCTGTCTATGATAATGCACTTCATGGATACAACGGATAGTATGGTAGTGGAGAAGGTAAGTATGGAACGGGCGTTGCGATTCCTCGCACACACGGAGATACGTATGCACGAAGCATACGTTACCGGCGGTCGCAACTCTCTCGCTGGCATACAACGCCGTGTGTTAGAGCATATCATTAACAGCAATAAAGCTGTACCATACAAACGACTATGGCTTACGTTCGTCGACGACTTATCAAAGGATGACTTAGATCAATGTATAGAATTTCTGTTAGCTACGGATCAAATATCGAAAGACGCTAGCGGATTCAGATCACTTGTTGAACAGCCGACGAGTGCATCTGATTACTTGTAGGCTGATAAAAAACTATGTATAGAAAAGATACGTTCGATATTACGATAGAGTTAGACAACTACGAGGAGATTATGCCCGATGTCTACTATACGGAAGACAGTACCGTAACTTACTCTTGTGAAATCATGGGTGATTCTGGTACTGATGAGGGTGCACATACAGAAGTGCATGCAGCGGATGACGACATAGCATACGTAAATGTCGACGGTAACTCAGTTATATTATCTGAGGAGAATGCAAAGCTGTGCCGTGACAAAGCGTTCGCTGCTACGGAAGAACGCGCACACGAAGAAGCATGGGAGGCACGGTATGACGACAGGTAAGGCTATCTTCACAAATGTTAACGGCAAGCGTGTTATGCTAGCAAAGCATATAGGCAACACACTAATACGTGCTGGATTGGTACGTGTTGTTGGCAGACGTAACTATTGCGGAATTCTTTATGCAAAATAAACGAGCATACCTAGTAGATCCCTACCAGAACCTTATCACACAGGTGTACATAGGGGATATGTGTACTGACATATCAGAGCAGTTAAAGTGTGGCATATTTACCTCAGCGTATCGTACATCACTTAACGATGTGATGTACGTAGATGACTGTTACTTAATGCGCGATGTAAAAGAACCGGCGTTTTTCTGCGTACCAGAACACTACAAGGAACCGCTGGGCGGCTACGGTTTGCTAGTGGGAACAACAGCAGACGGTAAGGATCGACACGTGCAAGAGAACATTCTCGACTTCGCTATGGGCGTGAAGTGGATGGAGATTGTATGAGATGTTCCACGTACGACTTGACAAGAAGTTTCTTTGCTGGCGTAAGCTCCGTCCTGTTACGCGCCCACTCATTGAAGATGCGCTGCCAGTACCTATCACCACGCGCCGAGAACCATCCATCTTGGCGCGTCAGGTACTCGCGGTAGCGCATGAACTCCTCCGCGCCTTCAACTGTGTCGGGCGATGGCAAAGTCTTGTCAGGGATAGTGTACAAGCCCTGAGTGTACGACTTGAGTTTATCGCCACGGCCTTTCGCCCTGCGCCGTTGTTCCTCAAACGCTTTCGGTAATGCCTCCCGCGCTTCCTCAATTGTATCCGCTTCCTTAAACGCACGTGTCTCAGGACGTAGCATACGATTGCCGAGGCCACCTACCGGCGCCGCACCTCTGATGCCCTCGAACCGGCGGAAGATACGCAAGTCACGGCGTACGTTCTGCTCGTTTGCTCTTTCACGACCAAGTGGTAGCAATCCCAACATATCGTTATTGTACATGATACGATACGTTTGGAATGTGTTACGTACGGTCTGGTGAAAAGCATCGAACACGGTAGGTAGTGGATCTTCGCCCTCTTCAATAGCTGTGACCGCATCGAAGATAGGTTCTGTTAGCGACTGGCTAATGAAATCCCACGCAGGGAATACGATACCCGCGCCTGTCGGACGTTGGCCACGGCCCAGCTTCATGATAGTATCGTTAGCTAGCGCAGATGCTATACCAAAGTAACCAGCGTAGTTAAGGGAGTCAGCTACGGCATATGCTATCTCCTCCTCGTCGCCTTCCCTAATCGCCTCTTCAAGTGTTGGGTTAGCGCGGAACTTGTTGTTAATGTATTCCGACAGTTCAATTAGCAAAGTGCCGGTGAATACTGAACCTAGCGTAGCCTTAATGAATGGCCGCCAGTCGCCCTCGTCCATAGCAGGGCGCACTATCTCACGCTTCATGGTGTTGAACTTCTCAATGTTCCACCGTGCGAGTGATGTAAACATTGACATAGAACCACTCATCGTCCATGACGGAACGCCGCGCACATCGTACGTACCTTGATTACCTTCTACCCACGCAGCAGCCATACGATCTAGGGCATCATCTAAAGTCTTATCGTCTAGCTTAAAATCCACATCAGCCTTATCTGCATGACGACGTAATAGATTTATGTCTACGCCAGACATCTCACCTAGCCTACGCATATTGCGATCTACAGTTATGTCCGTACCCTTCGCAACGCCCATGTGTTTCAGCACAACAGCGCGACCTAAACCAAACTGTGCCGTACGTGTGATACGCTCCAGCGGTGTACGTCCACTATACTTACTAACAATATCAGACCACGTGTTAGCAACGTCAGCTAACTTGTTGTGTGTTTCTGTAGCAAACTCAATGCGGTTAGCGTGTGTCTTGTTAACACCGTACAAATGTGACTGTATCCAACTTTTACCAAAGTCTTTCAGCGACGAGATCATCAAGCCCATGTCCCTGCCACGCAAGTGCGGTAGCGCAAACACGTACGATGAACCCAAGTCACGTGCGCCAGACATCAAGCCTAGCCAATGACTAACCACAAGTCTGTTAGCCGTGCGCCCGAACAACTCCTCACCTTCATAGTAACCTAAGTAACCCTTGATGAAGTCTTTTATGTTCTTATCGGATGTCTGCGCTTTGTTAACTTCTCGGCCATCGGCCAGCGTAGTTGTCTCAACGTGGAAAGGATTCTTACCCTTAGCATACGTAGGTACGTGTTCGCCAGTCTTGGGATCTTTAAGTCCTAAGATTGCGCGAGCGTCAGGATTCTGTTCTACGTTCTTAAAGAACGAATGATCCTTCGACCACCTGCGGAAGTAACTTGTGAACGTGTTAGCTGCGCTAGGTTCAATCCAGTTAAACTTGCCGTCTTCGCCTTTCGTAAGCGGCAACCCAATGCCCTCTGCTTTACGTAGCGCACCGAATTTCGTAGAGCCTAAGTGCGCCATGTCGCCA